TGCCGATTAGGGCAGGACTTGGATCACGACCTGTGCATAGATCATGTCCGTCGGATCACCAGAGTTGGTGTCAGACCCTTCGGTGTTCGCGAAAGTCGGGAACTGCACTTCGAGAACAGCGTTGCCGGGGTTCTGAGCCGTCACGGTGACGCGTGAGTTGTTCGCCTGCGAGGGTGATCCCACAGAGAACGTATAGGCCGAGTACGAAATGGCCGGATACGTCTGAGAGAAGTTCGAAGGCGACTGCTTTGCGTTCACCGCACTGGTGGAGCAATACGGCTTCCACACCGCGTTGATGGAGGTTGCCGGGGTCACAGATGCTCCCTGTGCTCCCTGAACTCCCATGTTCAACACGATGGACGTGGAGTACGCACTGTTCGCGCCCGTTCCGGTCTTCGACAGCGTGCACGTATACTGACGCACGTTCGAAGTGGAGTTAGGCAGAGAAGTCAGTGCAGACGCTCCCGTCTGCGTGGAAGTGACTGCAAGCTGAGCGGATACGCCCGAACCCGTGGTAGGGGTCGGATATCCGGTAGCTGCTGCGGGAAAATTGGACATGCCAAATTCCTTTCTTAGAACATCAAGCTAATCAAAAGGACGGGGACTACCTCCCGGTGTTTGTATCATCTCTCACGAGAGTACCAACTTGCTCCGAGAGGGTCCCCTACCGATTAGCTGACAGCCGAAGCTGCGTCGATCTGCCGCTGGCGGATCGTGGTGTCGGGACCCAGCGACGTGGTGAAGTGCACACGATAGCTAGTCCAACCCGGGATCAAACCTTCGGGATCGGCAACGGTCGGTTCCGCGTTCTGAACCACGTTGCATTTGATGTTCTGCCACTCACCGTCGCCGAACTCAGTGTCGCCCTGTGCACCCAGCTTGATAGCGAAGATGCCGTCCTTACCGAAGATGTAGGTACGCAACCCGGTGAGGCCAGTGACACCCTGATAGTTCGAGGTCGTGGTGACCAGAGGAGACTGGAAGAAACTCACACCAGTGGTGGGAATTTCGATCATCTCCGTCAGGTCGACCGACACCAGTTCCTCCATTCGGGCAAGCCCGATGGGGGTGTGCTTCAAGATGTCGATCGGGGAGTCGTTGCTGTTGTCAGCAGAGACGTCGCCCAACGCGAACGGGTGAATGACGCCGACGAAACGCTTGGTGCCTTCGTCGAACGGCTTGATGCTGCGGCCAGCCATGGACTGGACGCTGTTTCGAATCTGGCTCAGCGACAGAGCCGTGAAGGACGTGGTGCTTGACGCAGCCAGTTTCACGCTCACGCTGGAGTCGATGCTCGATGCACCGTCCGCAGTTGCACGGACAAGTGCCGACAAGGATTCGCCCAGTCGATACGACATTTCCTTCGCAACGTTCTCGACGGTGCTGTCGATCGAGGTCGCCAGTGCCAACGAGGAGAAGTTTGCGTAGTCGGCATATTCGCCGATTGTCGCAGTCGTGGTCAGAACGGACACGGACAGAGCCGAGCCAACAGTTCCTTCCGCCGTCTGGTTCACGTTTGCGGCCAATGGCACGTACATGAACATTTCGTACTGGTTACCGGACTTCATGGGGAGGTCCAGTCGCTCAGCACACGCCACGAACGGCGTCTGTGCTTTCAGGTTCTCGCGGAACCGCTTGTCGTAGTACTTCACAGTCGACTGCGGGAGGTTCGACTGTACGTTTTGTGCAGGAGAGTAAGACATGATCTAACTCATTCCTTTTGCGTAAGAATCTCGACGTTAGTTGGCAACGCCCTTCTGGCGAGCCTTCTGTGCCCTTATGGCTTCGAGTTGGTCTACCAATTCTCGAAACTTGGGATCGCGGAATCGAGCCTTGTATTCATCGGCTGATAACGCATCGAGTTCTTTGAGTGTCATAGTCAACGCCTTCTCTTGTGGCAGAATATCCGTACCGGACGGTGACGTCCGAGAACTATTCAACCCAGAAGGGACTTTTGCACTCCGCTGTACCTGCGGCTCAATTGGTTCGCTAATCCGAGCGGTCTCTTGAGCAGGAACCTGCGGCTTTGGTTCCTCATTATTAGTCACCTGAGGCACACTCGCTGGTGTTTCAGTGGGTGCTGGTGTGACGGGTTCCTGTCGCTGGACAGGAGCAGAAAGAAGCAATCCGGCATCTTTCAGCGATGTATAGGCTAATTTGAAATTGTCGAAGGTCGGGGCCAGCCCATACTTGACAACCCAGTCCGTCAGAGTTTTGCGATTCTCGAAAGTCTCAGTCGACGCGTACTCAGGCGACTCTTTCAAGAACGTATCGTAGTTCTGCTTCGCCGCCATCTTGAGCATGTCCATCTGACTCTTGTTCAGCATGGTTGCCAATTTGGAGGGAGAAACACCGATGGCCGATTCGAGCAGCCTGTCTCGTGCTTCTTGGAACTTTGCGGGATCGTTGAGGTCCTGCGTCAAATTGAAAATCTCATCTGCAGAAAGAACCTGCGGTTTCAATTCGACGAAGTTCTCAACACGCTCCGCGACGTCCGGTGGACGAAGTTCTTCGTTCACGCCCAGACGAATCTTGCGATTCAACTCACGCATTTTGCGAACGAGTTGAACGTTTTGGTCTCGCAGCTTGTCGGCCAGTTCCTGACCCGTGCGATAGATAATGACTTGTTTGCCGCCAAGAGGGCGACCCTGCTCGTCGAGTGGCTGATACTCGTAACGCTGTTCGGGCAACTCAGGTGCCACGGGTGCCACTACGGTTTCGTTATTCGGTTCTGACATGCTCTCCTCCTACGGTTTGATTCCCAACTGAACCTTGTCCTCGATGATGTAATCGGGGCGCTCTGGGTTTCCGATCGTGCCGACAGTTGAATTGAAATGTGCCGCGATGTTGCACTCGACGTCGATGCGATCAATGAAGGCCCGATAGAACTCGTGAACGGCAGTGGCCTGATTGTGATTCGCGATGATCGACGTAGTGTCGTTCGCTGGTGTACTCATCAACCTTCTGGCATAACTTCTGACGCAATCTTCCATGATTCGTTGCAGTAGCTCGAACCATTCTAACTTTACGATGGAAGAGAGCAGGGCCTTCTCGTTCGGGTTGAGATTGAAGGCCTCGTCCAGAAGTTTGAAGTCTTTCCTATTCGGGTCCAGCATTGGTGTCGATCGGTACGCCGCCGCTCTGTGCCACACGCTGCAGGTACTTCTGCTTGCGTTCCTGTTCGAGGACGTCAACTTCCTTACGGAAATCAGCGTTGTGGAAATAACGCTTGTAGTCGTCGCCCGTCATCTGATCCAGTTCGTGCAGGTTCAAATCGACTTCGACCTGACGCGTTCCGCCCTTGCCATCTGCAACCGTTTTCGTGACTTTCATTTCTCCTCCTATTAAGAAAATGTGGGGTAGTTTTTCTAAATGGAACCACCCCTGAAACCTATACGACTGTTGGCTGGTCGCCTTGGAGACCTGCCGCCGTTGGCTCGCCGCCCACTTGTGGGCCGACGTTCGCTTTCGATACCTCTCGTATGACGTCTCGCTTGATGCGGTTGTCTGACGCCTGATCTTCCAACTGCTGCTTCTGTTGGAACTTCTGTTGCTCGCCTGCCTGCTTGGCTTGAATCTGCTGTTGCATCAACGCAGCCTTCGAGTTCGCCGCACGCTTCTGTTTCATAGCTGCGGTCATCGGCTTGATGATGTCTTGCTTATTCTTCCACTCAGACGCTTCGAGCCACATCGTGAGGATCGGTTTGTAATCGATGTACTCCTCGTTGATATCTGCGAGAGATTCCTGAATTTGTGGATTCTGGAAAATCTGCGTCAACATGACCATCGATTGTGCCATCGTTCTCTTCGCGGACAGAGATGCACCTGCCAGCACTTCGTACTCGTAACGTGCCGAGTGAAATGCGTCGAGGTTCAAATTCTCTACCAGCTTGTGACCATACTCGTCGCCAAGGATGCGGAGGATTGCTCCATCCGACATCGTCTTAGTGACGATCATGTCAATGATGCTCAAGAACGGTTTGAAAACCTGATCGATGAAGTTGTCTAGCGGCCCATCGAGACGTGTCGCACTTGCACCTGCG